GCGTGCATAAGCTGTGCATCTGACATAGCTATTTTCGTCTTCTGCTTGTTAGCATAAATTTTACTTCCAGCAGAAACGGCTAATTTAATTGCCGATAACCACATGTTAGTACCAAGTAGCTTTTACAGGTTTTTTATCAGCTCTTAAAGCTTTAGTTCCTTTTACAGTAACTACTTCTGCTTTAGTGCCGCTCGTCATAGGAATAGTAACTCCGCCTGTTGCATAACCATCAGCTCCAGCTCCTAGTTCTTTTACAACTTTAGGGTCTTTATTCATAAAACCTGAACCTTTAGTCCAATCTTTGCTCATAATGTTTCTCCTTGTTAATATTATAGTTAATTTTTCTTAAAATTTCTACCGAAATCGTGTCTTTTACTTTGATCTGACATTTGTTGTTTAGCAATTGACACTCCTGCACGTAGTCCAGCTAATTCTTCGTTTTGTTCTAGCTTTTCATCATGTTGTTGGTCGTTCATCATAGCTCTCATAGTGTCTAAATCAAGTCTAGCTTCATTATTTGAATTTCTGTCTTGATCAGCTCTAGCTTTTAAGTCTAATTCTCTAGATTTTAGTTTAAGTAGTGGATCACCACCTACTTCACTGCTAATTTTATCTTCTTCTTTAGCATAATCTATAGTCATTTCTGCAATCAACACTGCTTTTCTAGCTTCGATCGCATCTGTAATCTGTTTTATACGTTGTTGACTTTGCATAGCCATTGGATTTTGTTGCATCATTTGTGGATTTTGCATTAATGGTGCTAATTGTTGTTGAATCATTTTTAATTCTTGCATTTCTTGAACAAATTCTATTTGTACTTGCTCTTGTGCCATTAAACTAATGTGTTCAAGTATGTTTTTTTGTAAACCCATCATAGCCATTGGATTATTTTGCACCATAGAGATTGACATGAAACTTAAATGAGCATCAATATGTGCTTTATGGTCTTGACCAGGAAAAGCTTGAAAAGGTTTACCACTAATAGACAAAATATGTTCTAAACTTGGGTCCATTGGTTGTGGTTGTTGTGGAGGTGGTAAAATTGCGTTTATATTTTTAATACCAAACGCTTCATACATAGATCTATACGCTTGATACATATTATGCATTTTAGGATTTGATTGTGCAAGTTGTAATTGTGCTTGAGCCATAGAAATTCTTTGTGTTTGAGAATAAATGTTTGGATCTGCAACAGGTAGAATATCTATCTTGTCATCAAAGTCTAAAACTTTAATATTTCTTTGTGCACCTGGAACATCATAAGGATATTCTGGTGGTAAATAAGTTTTAAATACTTCTGCTAGTAATTTAAATTCTGATTTTAAACCAACATACAATCTTTTGTGAATTGCTGACATTACACGAGAGCCACGCTCTAATAATGCAACTGTTGTTCCAACTGCAGCTTGTTGATTCATATCTCCTACCTGTGAATCTGCAATACTTGCAAATCTTTGAGCAGACTGAACACAAATACCCATTAATTGTAATAGTGTTGCATCAGGACCTTTAAAAGGTAATTGCATAAACTGATCTTTAATATTTCCACCTGGTACATCTACATCTCTGAACTCACCAGGTTGTAATGGCTGTGCATCGTCTCTCATTCTAACGCCTCTAGTTTTAAAACCAGCAGGTAAGTTAGCTAAAGTTCCAGCATCTAATAATTGTCTTAATGCAACAGTAGCTGTACGTGATAAACCACCAATCATATGAATTAAACCTAAACCATAAAAACCCATACCTGGTAAAAATTTAAAATGTACAAAATAATCTTTTTTCTTTTTTAATTGATCTTCTGCTTCAAAGTTTCTTCTAATAGATAAAATTTTTCCATTCGCTTCATCCATAGTAATGATGTAAGGCAGTTTAATTCCAGTGGGCTCACCATCTTCAGGATTCACATCTTCATATCCTTCCAAATCTACGTTGACATGCATTTCTAAAATTGTGTACATGTCTTCACTACCATTTTGAGTAATGCCTTCTAATTCTAATTCTTTTTGTTTTAATTGATTTTCTGTAACCGGCGGTTCTCCCAAATCAATGTCTTTGTAAAAGCCATTGATTTGTTGTTTACGTAAATCATTTTGAGAAATACGTATAACATGGATTACAGCTTCCGCATCTTCTAATGAGGTAGCAGAGTACGGCACCACTAAATCGTCAGCGGGTATAAATTTAGAAACAGCCCTACCTAAAAGATCATCATAGTAAACTTTCTTAAAGGTAGAACCACTTAGGGGTAGATAGAAAAGCATTTGATCAAACTCTGGTTCATACTCTTTCATCTGATCCATAATTTGATAATTCATAAAATCTTTAACACGTTTAGATTGCTCTTCTTTAGGAACATTAATATCTCCTAAAATTTGAGTTCTAACCGGACCTTCTGCAGGTAATAATTCTTTGTAAGCTTGTGCTTGAAATTGTGTTACGGCTTCTGCCAACACTGGGTGAGTAACTGAACTTGCACCTCTAAATGGTTCTGTTCTAGTTATATATTTAAATCCAAGTAGACTTAATCCTTCTTTATAACTTTCTTCCCAATCTTGTCTTGATTGTTTGTAATCTTTATACTTGTCCATTAGTTCTGAACCTAATGAATCTAAATCTTGATCATCTATAAATTCTGCTAAGTTAGCATTGTGGTCTTGACCCCCTTCAGGATCTGTTTCATTTGGATCAAAGTTAATAGTTGCACTACCATCTTCTTCCATTTCAATTTCTGTTTTTCCATCCATTGATGTATCAGTAACAGCTTCAGTAGCATCTACTGTTTCTTCCTCTGGAAGATCTATTTCAATTGGATTATTTGGTAAACTTTTGTCTATTTCAGCCATGGGCTATTCTATCCTCTATTCTTGATTGATTCAACACCTGAAAGGTGTGTATCAGTTGTTTTGTTAAAAGTCAATGTTGGTGTCATCCATCAACATATCGTTGTATATTCCCCTATCGTAATCACTCATTTGATTCATTTTCTCAATCTCATTTTGTGCAAATTCATAATAGTCTTTTCCTAATCCTGCCGCTGTCATTGTTGCGCCGACCGGTGTTAGTGATCTAGCTAATTTTGCTCCACCTAATAATGAGCCTAGTCCACCACTAAATGCACTACTTCCCATTAAACCTAATCCTGCTGTTTTATCTGCTACCGCTTCTAAAATATTATCACCACCTTTTAAATTTTCACTTATCTCATATGCTGCGTTTGCTGCACCTACAGCTGGTGCTGCTAAAGTTTTTAATAATCCTTTTAACATAGTATTACCAGCCGTTGTTAATCCTGCTCCACCAATTGCTGCTGATGCTACAAGTGGTTCGGGATTGTTTGATGCCCAATCTAAAAGACCGGATTGAGATTCAACATCGTCTGTTCCTGGTTTAACAATTGCACCTATTTCAGAATTATAAACTGGTGTTTCATTATCAGGTTGATCTGCTAAAGCATAAGATCCTCCAGCTAAAGTTGCTAAACTAGCTAAAAGCCCAACTCGACCTCCTTTTAATGATATGTTTTTAAAACGATCTTTAATGGTATTTTGAAAATTAGGGTTATCTAATTTTTTTGATATATCTACAATTGAATCTTTATTTGCAGGAACTTCAAAAGAATAACCAGTTTTTTTATAATGTGCATCAAATAAATCTTTATATTGATTATATACTTTTTTATTTTTAATTGTTTTAGAAGGTGGTTCAAAAGATAATTTTAAACCTTTTACTTTTTTACCAGATGTTCCAATGTTTGCTTTTTTTTCAAATTCATTTATTTTTTTATTATACTTTGTTTGTTCTTCTATTCTTAAAGGATCATCCTTTGATAATGTTAATAATTTTCTTTCTAACAAACTTTTATTTTTATCAATTCCTAATCCTTTTACATTTTGATTAAAATCATTATCTATTACTTGACCAAAAATAGCGTAAGGTCCAGAACCCCTTCTCATGCTAGCAGTAATACTACCTAATTCATCAACAGCAATTTTGCCTTTTAAGTCGGGAACAATATTATTTATTTTACCTATTATATCTCCTCTTATTTTAGCAATATTTTTTGGTAAATTTAATAATTTTGTTAAACCTCTTTCATAATAAAGTCTTGATTTGGTACCTTTAGTTTTAAACATATCACCAATATTTGTTTCTAAATAATTGTTAGCAAGTTTTTTATATTTAGTAGGAGCTTTAAAAAATCTAATATCTCTATTTCCTTTTAAAGTATTTGCTAAATCAACAGCTCTTCCTTCTGCTACTGAAATATCTGATTTTAAAATGTTTTTTATTTGATTTTCTGTTGGAAATTTACCTTGATCTAAAGTTTTTATAATATTTTTGTTGTTTAAAAGTTTTTTAACATCTTTATCTACTAGATTAGCTGAAGTAGTTCCATATCCTGTTGGTAAATTAATATTATTTTTTTTTAAATAAAAATCTAAAGCTTTATTACTATCTTTTCCTGTAGTTGCTTTAAAATGTTTTCTAACTTCGTTTCTGGTAGGAAGAGATCCTTTTTCTTTTTTAAAATCTTTTATATAATTTTCTATTGCTTTTAATCTTACTGGATCATCAATTTTTTTTATATCAAAGCCTTTATATTTACCAGATCTTATATAAGATCTTCTTGCTGAATCTCCTTCGTCATATTGTTTTTGAAATTTTTTTATATTATTTTTTTGTGTTTCAGTTAAAGGAATAGAGTATTTACCGGTATTGGGATTATTTCTAATTTTATATCTCATTTGACCAGACTGGTCTGTATATTTTAAACCCGTTTTAGCTTCGTAAATATCTACTAATTTTTGTTGTTGAGGAGTTAGAGGATTAAACTCACCTAAATATCTACGAGTTCCTATTGTTTTAGCCACAGTCCGCGCCTACCTTATCGATTTGAAGTCTACATCAACTTTGTTGTAGTCTACCATTAGATAACCGCTGTCATGTTTAACAGAAGCCCATGGTACTTCGTGAGCCATTACTCCTTGATAAACTGTAGGATCGTTTAGATATGTAAAGTTGTAGATGTTAATATCAGATTTAGATTTTCCAACTAACTCAATGTTATCTTTTAATCTTATATCACTAAAACCTAAACCACCAAAACCTCCGCCTCTATCAGAACTATTTCTTCCGGAGCTTCCACCACCCCTGTCTGCTCCTCCTCCTCTAGAACTTTGAGATCTTCCAGAGCTTTTACTACTTGATTTACTGCCGCCTGAACTTTGTTGTCCTCTTCCGGCATCTTGATTGTCTTGAGCTTTTTCTTTGCTTATAGTTGAAGTGTGAGTTCCATATTGATTTGATCTACCTGAGTAGTCATAAGCTCTACCTTCACTAGCTGCTTTTTTAGCGGCAGCTGTAGCGTCTCTTTTTGCAATATCTTCTTGTCGTTTTTTCTCTGCTGCATCTATTCTAGCTTGTATTTCTCTAGTCTCTTTTCTATTTTGTGCTATAGCAGCTTGTTTTTCAATTTCTTTTTGTACTTGTTTGTTTTTAAAATAATCAAGTCCTGTAGTAACAGCTTTTGTACCTAAGAACGAAGGTATATTAGCAAATCCTAAAGTTTGAAGTGCTTTGTTAATTGAAAAGTTTGTACCCATTGTTTGTAAATCTGAAAGATCAAAGTTTGCGGCCTTGTCAAGTAAACCTGCTAATATTCCTTCAGCAGCTTTTTTTTCTTCAAAAGAAGGAGAGTACTTACCGTCAAACGGATCTTCTACATCTGGATCTTGAGCAAGTCCAATACTTGGAGGTGCATTTAATATTCCTGTTTGGTTTGTTAAGTCTG